TGTCTTCCGGGCAATCGGGACAGTAACACCTGTCCCGTGGAAGTAGCCGTATAACCTGTCCCCGATGTCGCCTTCCAATTCGGCGTCATTCGCCTGCATGTTTTTGTAGCTTTTCAGTTCATTCAGACGCTTTGTGCCGTACTTGATCAGGTCTTCCTCAGACTGGGCGGAAGAGTAATCAAAATAAGCCTGACGCTCCCTAAAGCCGGTAAAGGTCTTTGTCTGTGAGACCGCTCCCCTGGCATTGGTGTACAGATCTACCCGCATCCTGTTCTGCAGCTTTCCGGAGCCCATGCAGATCAAATGATTGATTCCCATGTTGTCATCCGTATAGGTCAGGGTTAGCTGCGAATCAGTGTTGTAGACTGTGTCCAGCGTTACTGCCGGCACTGCCTCAACAGTGACCTGTATAGGAGCTCCGGCAGCAGTCTTATCAGCGTGGATATAGAGCTTTGCGTCCACCGAATCCAGCATGGCCATCAGGCCGTCCAGAACGGTGGTATACAGCGCAAAGGTATAACTGCTGATCGTGATGCCGCTTGCACTTGCGGGAACATTAAAAAAGCCGCCCAGAATGGTGGACAGCAGATTCCTGATTATAGTATTAGCGTCCTGGTTTTGGACGGTGTAGTAGTCCTGCCCGGAAGGCGGGCAGATGATCCACTGGGACAGGAGCCCCCGCCACGTCCATGCCTTGTAGGATACCGTCTGGTCGTTGTCGGATGCCTCTTTAACAAACTCAAACAGGCCGCCGAACTCAGTACCGGGGACATACAGACCGGCACAGCCGGCGGGGAAATTCCCTGTAAAAGAGAGTGAGTTGCTTGCCACGTCGGAGGAGCCGACTTCAAAGTCTCCATCGAAGTCAGCAGGTCCCAGCTCATGCCGGGAGGATGTAAGCATAATCAGCTGGTTATCCATTCAGGCTCACTCCTTTCTTTGTAGACCGTCAGCTCTATGCCGTAGGTCCGGGCATAGCCGATGGCGATGTCTCCGGGCGGAATCTTTTTGAGGATGGATCCTGCCGGGTCCCTATAATCAAAAACGTTGATGACAGTCTGGCCGGCTACCAGATATACCCGTCTGTCCCACGGCTGTGTGCTCCGGGAATCGATGATCAGGACCTGACCGTCTTCCACGGAGTAGTTGACCTTGTACTGGTTTCCGGCAATATTGATCGTGGGATTGACAGCAGGGCCGTATACGATCAACCGGAAATCTGACGGGGCATAATGGTTGATGTCCATATGAGGGGCGGCCAGCTCTACCTTGTAGCTGTATGGATAGCCGTATCCGAAATTCTCGCCCTCAGTGTCGATATAAGCCTTATCCGTATCCAGTGCCGTGTGATCACTGACAGGAGCGATAGAAATCGTCTGCTCTGTGTACCAGAACGGGACCGGGCAGTAAAATTTGACCTTATTGATCGTTCTGTCAGGGCGCTCTTTATCAGGCTCCACCGATGATTCAGTGACGTAGCTTCTGATGTATGAGTTGCCCCATCTGAGCGTGCCTGGATCCTGGTTGAAACAGTCCATATCAATGGCACTGTGGAAGCTGTTCAGGGCTTTCCGGCGCTCATTGGCAGTACCCTGGAACATGATCTTGGCTTCATATTCCAGGGCTTTTTTCTGCATCTTGTTGATCCTTACGCCGTACTGGCGGGCGGTGGTATCCGGCGCCCATTTCCAATCATGGAAGGCGCCTTGACTGATCCGGCGGAACCCTTTTACCATGAGGTCAAATTCAGTGCCGTCGGACGCCGTGTATGATATGTTAATCAGGCCCATGCCACCGATCCTCCTCTCATGTCTCTGACTGTTCTGCCGACCTCGCGGCCATCCAGATAGATGCCCAGGTTGGCAGATTCCATGCCTTCCTTCACTGCGTTGTACAGATTTCCGCCCGACAGCTGGTTCAAGGCATTGACCAGACCGCCGTCAGAGTTAAAGGTCTCTGTCATCGGGGATATGGTGTCCTTTACAGCCTCTTCAATTTCCCTGGACGAATCCAGGATACCCAGGGCAAGACCCTTGCCCCACATCTGGCCGATTTCAAACCGTGCGACCTTTGAAGGGGACGCGATGCCGGCCTCATCTTTGGCGGCGTTGATACCGGCCCTGACAGCCGCCCTTGCCGCTGATGTGATATAACCGACAGCGTCAGAGATACCATTGGCAAGGCCTTTGGAAATGTTGACGCCGGCGCTGTGCGCGTCACCCTTCACGTCGTTGGCCGCGTCTACCAGTGCGCTGGCTGCGCCGCCGGCATTGGATGCGGCAGTCTTTACGCCGCTCTGGCCGTCTTTAAGACCGGATGCCAGCTTGTCCGCCACGCCTTTACCTGCGTTGTAAGCAGGTGTCTGCTGAGCGACAGCGGCGTTTACAAGCTCTTTTGTTATCTCACCGACGGACCGGGAGTTGGTCTGCACCAGTCCTATGCCTGCACGGATGCCAGTTGCCAGCCTGTTCGACAGCTGCAGGCCGGCATTGTTAGCCGGTCCCTGATAGCTGTTTGTGATGTTGATCATGGTGACAGTACTGCGTCCGACCTCATTGGCGGCTCCCTGCACCGCTCCGATACTGGACCGGAGACCGGAACCGAGGGACACGCCCATCTGTCTGCCGGCAGCGCTAAGTCCACCGCCTGCGTTCTGGACCTTTGCGGTCACGCCGGTCACAACAGAGTTGGCAAGCTGAGAGCAAGCCGCGTCAACCACACTGATTCCGTTGATCATGCCGTTGGCAAGGCCCTGGTCCATGTTCATTCCGGATTCTTCCATCTTCCAGGACGGGGACTGCACGCCGAGTGCCGCGTTGGCTCTCTCGATGACATCCACGCCCATGGCGTCGGCAGCGTCTCCAGCCTGCGCGGCTGCGGACTCAATGCCTCTGGCAAGGCCCAGTGCCGTCTCTGCTCCGGAGGTCTCCATGATCTCATTGATGCCGTCCATGGAATTGGCAATGTTCTCAGCACCAGAATCCATGAGGTCCTGACCCCACTGATCCGTCATGCTCTTCATGTCCACCGACTGGGCCCACAGGTCATTCGCCTGAGCAAACTCTTCATCCGACATGTTCACAAATGCCTCAACATAGCCGGAGCCTTCCGGTCCCATCTCAGCCAAATGCTGCAGCAGATCCTGATTGATACCACGGTCGGCCAGCTCGGCCATATTGCGTTCCCAGTTGGCAACGCCTTCAATCTGGCTCTGCATGTTGGACAGGAGCGTTTCGGTGGAGATCTCAGCCCCGCCGTTGAACTCCTCAAACATGTTCATCTGGGAGTCCAGAGCCTGCTGGGTGCTGTCTACAAGACTTGTGACAGCGTTGGCAAAATCAGCGGCTGTCTGCTGCTGTCCCGCTGACAGGTTGCCCCATGCCGACAGGGCCTGCTCAGAGACCTCGATGGATGCCTGCTGAGTAGCGTTCCCGGCTTCCTGAGCGGCTGTCTGGGCTTCGGTGGCAGATGTGAGCTCGCCGTATTTGTTCATGTAGGCGTCAGCTTTCGCTGTTGCCTCTTCGGTGAGCGTGTTGGACTCTTCGATGGCAGTGTTGGCTTCTTCCTGTGCACCCTTGTTTTCTTCAATCGCTTCAGCATTCAGGACCAGCGCGTCATGGACAAGCATCTGCTTGCCGTGATACTCGACCATGCTGTTGATTTCCATCTGCAGGAGAGCGTTCCGCTCTTCCTGAAGATCACGTCCTTCCTGCTGTGCGGCCGAAAGATTCTCCTGCGCGTCAGTGACGGCAATTTGTGCCTCTGCTACAGCCTTATAGGCATCAGCGGCGGCGTCATAGTAAGCCTGAGCAATCTGCATCTGCTTCAGGTTCTCAATGTATTCATCGATAGCCTTCGCGGACCTGTTCAGCTTGCCTGTATGCTCATCGATTTTAAGGTTGAGGGAAGGATATTCACTGTTAAGCTTGCCGATGATATCAGACATTTCTGCCTGCTCAGAAGCTGTCAGCTCTGATTTGCCGGCAAGTTCTTTCAGCCGGTCTGCCAGCTTCTTTGCCTGCGTGGCGCTTCCTTCAGCGGCGGCTTTTGAGCTGTTGAAGCTCTTATTCATGCCGTCAATAGACGACTTGACCTTGTCATTGGCTTCCTCTGTAGCCTTGGTCATCTCCTTCATCTCCTGCGTTACAGGAGTGATGGATTTGACGGATTCCTCCATCTGCTTATTGAGGATTGATGCAAATGCCGCAATTGCTACCGTAGCCGCTGTAATAGCGGTAATGATTGCAAAGATGGGATTGACCGCCATGGACGCTGTCCAGAGGGCTGTCACGACAGAAGCCGCCTTAACGCCGATACTGTAGGCAGCTACCGCAGCCACAAGGGTTCCCAGACCCAGAGCAACAGCCGTGACCGCCGCGACAACTCCGGGATTGTCTTTGACAAATTCCTGCATGCCGTCTGACATATCGGCAATTGCGTTATAAATATCCTCCAGAACCGGATTGAGCTCCCCGCCCACAACAGAGGCAAGGTTCTTCATGGAGTTCTGCATCCGCTCATGAGCATGCTGTGTGGTGCTCTCCATGATGCCGTATGCTTTACTGGTAGCGCCGGCGCTGTTGGTGACCCTGTCCAGATTCTGACGGAACTGCTGCAGGCCCTGATTGACAATAGCATTGGCCGCCTTGCCGGAAGACTGCTGCTGCCACAGCTGCATCATGGCCTCTGCGTCATTTCCGCAGGACTCATAAAGGATTTCCAGAACATCGGCAAGGGAATATCCCTCTTTCATCAACTGACCGAAGGACTTGCCGGTCTGGTTGGTGATGATCTTGGAGACCGTAGAACCGGAATCGCCCAGTTCTGAGAACATCCGGGACAGGTATGTCGTGGAGTTGGCTGTATTGATGCCGGATTTGGTGGTAGCGATATAAGCTGCCTCCAGGTTCTCCAGACTGACGTTATAGGCACTTGCCGATGCTATAGCAACACCCATGTTCTGGGACAGCTCAGCGATAGTCGTAACGCCCAGGTTCTGCGTCATGATCAGGGAATCTGATACATGCTGCAGGTCGCTCTGTGCGTCGCCGTAGCTGTTCATGGCTGTCTTTAAGACCTGCAGGGCGCTTGTGGTATCGGTAAAGCCCGCTGTGGCCAGTTCCGTGGCTATCTTAGCGTCTCCTACAGCTGATTCCACTGCAGATCCGGCCGACAGGGCGCTGTATGCGGTCTGGGCCAGCTCCTCCGAGGCCTGCCCGGAGGCGTTTGACAAAGCCAGTATCTGGTCTGCCATAGCGTCCATATTGCCAGCTCCGGCTATGGTGCCGACCTGAGCCACGGCGTACTCAAAAGATTCTGCAGCCGCAGCACATTCCATGAAGCCGTCTTTGAGCCTGTCCAGAGCGGCAAGGATACCGGCAGAAGCAAGGACAGATTCCAGATCGCTGATCGCTTCTGTACTGGACTGACCGAACTTCTCTGAACTATCAGCGGCATCCTCTGTCTTTTTGCCGTATTCGTCGATAGACTTGGCACAGCCGTCCGCAGAGGATGCGGCCTCGTCCATGTATCTGGCATTCTCGTCCACGGCCCGGCTGGCGTCAATGGTCTCGGCCTTGGCGTTGTTGAGCTTGGTCTCCCAGTCCTGAACACGGTTGCCCGCCTTCTGATAAGCCTGTTCGCCCTGCTCAACGACCTTGGACAGGTCTGCGACCACCTGACGCTGTTCTTTCAGCTCCTCATCGGTAGCGTCGCCGGACTTCTCCATTTCTTCCAGTTTTGCTTTGGCGTCCTGCAGCTTCTTTTTGTAGTTTTCTAATTCAGTTCCGACACGGCTGTAGTCCTGCTGGGCGTGTGCCAGACCGGCCGCAACAGCCGCCTCTTTCTTTTCGTGCTCTTCCAGCGCCCTTGTCAGGACAGTGTGCTTTTTCTGCAGGGATTCAAGGCTGTTGGCCTGCCCTGCGGTCTCTGTCTGCACCAGACGCATTTCAGAGCGCATATTCGTAAGCGCTCGAGAGCACTCTGTGACGGCCTGCCGAAACTGCTTCTCACCGTCAAGCGCTATCGTAGCGCCTATCTTCCGTCTTGCCATAGTAGGTTATACTCCTGAAAAAACCAGTCTCTTCACGGACATGTTGTGCATCCGCTTGAACTGGTTGCTGAGCCGTCCCCATTCATCAAATGTCAGCTGACCGGTCTCCTTCCGGGACAGACCGGACGCGGCTCCCACGTAAAGGATCCGCGCAAAATCAATGGTGGTCTTGTCCTCCGGATTCCGGTATCCGTCTATTTCTTCGGCTTGGTCGTCTTTTTTTTTCGGCCCCTGCCGCCGATACATTCCTCAAAGTCTGTGTAGACGATGATTCCCAGTTCCGACAGCGTCAGTTCGTCCTGACGTTTCCAGAAATTGGGGTCCGGGACTTCTATTTCTGAGCCGGTTATTTCGACGCCTTCCGTCACCATCCATGTCAGGATCTGGCAGACCATTCCGACATTGGGCAGGGTCATGTTGCCGATAGACCTGTCAATGACTCCATCGGCGTCGATGCGCGGGATAAAGCCCCGCAGGCCGTCCTCGACCTTTACAAGGTCCTCATATTTCTCCTGGACCTTTTCCAGGACGATCAGATCGCATTTAAATGGATATTCAATCCCGCCCAGCTTGAGCGTGCTGACATTGTTAGTTAACATTCTGTTCCCTCCATACAGAAAAAAGCGAGAGGCACCACGGATGATGTCTCTCCTGATGTCTCTCGCTTTTAATTACAACTTAATGATTGACTGGTGGCCTCAGGGCGTGCCGGTTGATCCTCCGGTTGATCCTCCGGTTGATCCGGATACACCGAACTTGCCGTTGATGTACGCAAGGGCAGCCGCTTCGGTCGCAAACTCTTCCACGTACCTCCAGTCACCATTATCCAGGGGCATCGCTGTGCCCTCTGTGGAAGGTGTCTGGAACTCGGTGGAGCCTGCTCTGGTGTTAATATCGACGGAAGGATCGTTCCACTGTGTTTTGGGGTAGAAGCGCGCTTCATACGCCCTGACGCCGTTGACCTTTTTGACGCCGATCAGACCCATGCCGCAGTAGCCGGCCTCATCGCTGATGTTGGAGACTCTCTCGCCATCGGTAGCGGAATGACCGAACAGGGGCTCCTGAACGGTGTCCGGGATATCTGTGGTGCCCAGTGTCAGGCCCGCGCCGGTGGTGGCCTTTTCGGATTCTGCCAGAGCGTCGTCACCGTAAAGCTCTGCAGATGTGCTGTTGGGCGCCTCGGAAAATGTGACGGCCTTGCCCCATGCTACGGGAGTACCGTATGTGCCATCGCTTGCCAGAGTCGCGATGATAGGCTTTCTAAGTCCTACATATGCCATGTTTATTCCTCCATTTCGTCCTCTTCAATCTCGAAGACGATATTTCTCTTTTTGTGGGGCCCGTCCGGGTCCACGAAGTTTTCTGTTACTCTGGGAAATGTGAATCCCTGGCTGAAAAGGGCCTGCCGGAAGCGGTCCCGGATGCTCAGGAAATTCTCCATCTCCGGCAGTATGAGCTTGACCTGAACGGTCCCAGTGATCGCTTCGGGCGCGTCATCCCCGTACAGGTCCCCGTATTCGGTTGTGTACTGGTAGACGACCCAGCGGTCAAGGTCCTTGCCCTCGTAAACATCAGGAAAAGCCCTGAGACCGCAGGAATCTGCCGCCGCGATTATTTTAGAAAAAGCGCTCATATGCTCATTTTCTCCAGTTTTTTATTGATATACTCTTCGATTTCTCTGACGACCCTGTCTTCCGTCCTTGCCACAACAGGAGCCACAACAGGTGTGGCTGTCTGCTTACTGGTCCCGTATTCCAGATAGGCCAGCTTTTCAGCGTTCCGGACGCCTTTGCTGTCAGTCCCGGATGGGGCTATTTCAACCTGCCATTCAGAACCTACCTGTTTTGGTCCGGTTGTTTTCACGGACGCCGCAAGGTCTCCCCTTGTCCTGTCACGTTTGGATTTATGGTGGGAAGATATCTCCCGCTTCATTTCCTTCTCGACAGTAGGAGCGGCCTGTTTCAGAGCGTCCTTTACAAAGGTCTGCTGGGCAAAGGACGAAAACTCAGATATGACCAGGTCAAGGCCGTCACATTTAAACTTTGCCATGTTCCCTCAGCTCCCCTGTCAACTGGATCAGAACTCCACGCTGTCTGGGGC